CGCCATTGCCTGGCCGGCCCGGTTCGACACCAAGGCCGGAGAGATCAGCGCCATTCAGCACGCGATGAACTTGCGGCTGCGGATGGGCCCGGACGGCTTCGCCGCCGAGTGCCAGAACGAGCCGGTCCTGGAGCAGCTCGCCGACGGCATGCTGACGGTCGAGCAGGTCTGTGGCAAGGTCAACGGCTACAAGCGGGGTGAGGTGCCCGGGTCGGCCACGAGGCTGACCATGTTCGTGGACGTGCACGACAAGCTGCTGTACTACTGCGTCTGCGCCTGGCAGGAGGATTTCACGGGGTTCATCGTCGAGTACGGTACCTTCCCCGACCAGCGACGGTCGGCCTTCACACTGGGCGACGCCTCGCGGACGCTCGGCAGGGCCTTCCCCGGGATGGGCGCGGATGGTGCGATCCATGCCGGTCTGGAGAAGCTCGTCGTCGAGTACCTCGCCCGGGACTGGAAGCGCGCCGGGGGCCTGCTGAAGATCGACCGGCTCCTGGTGGACAGCGGCTACAAGCCCCAGATCGTTGCCGCAGTCAAGCAGAAGGCCGGGGGCTCGGCCATGATGCTCTCCAAGGGCGTGGGCATCCGCGCCAGCCGCAAGCCCTTCGCCGCCTACGCGCACAAGCCCGGGGAGGTCCTGGGCAACCACTGGTACGTGCCCAACGTCCGCCGGACGGCGCAGTTCCCCCACGTGCTGGTCGACACCAACTACTGGAAGAGCTTCATCCACAGCGGTCTGTCCACGGCCATGTCCGATCGCGGCTGCATCAGCGTGTACGGCACAGCCAAGACCAACCATGGCCTGTTCGCGGAGCACATCGCCCGGTCGGAGCGGTGGGTGGAGGTCAACGGCCCGTACGGCACAGTCCGCGAGTGGTCGTGGCTGCCGACCCGTCCGGACAACCATTGGCTGGACTGTCTTGTCGGCTGCGCCGTGGCGGCGTCGATGCTCGGTGTCCGCGTGCCGGGCCAGGACGCCAGGCCTATGCGGCAGCGGAAGCGCTACACGCAGGAAGACCTGAGGAGGCGGTAGTCATGGACGACACGGCGACGGTGAAGAAGTGGCCACCGGACGAAGACCGGCGAGGCTTGGAGTGTCGCCATTGCGGCTGCAGACATTTCCGGGTAGTTTATACTCGCCCCGCGTGGGGCGGCCGAATCATGCGGCGGCGCGAATGCCGGAACTGCGGTGCGCGCGTCACTACCTGGGAGCGATAAACCGCTACATGGCCGCCCGACCGCGTGTCGCGCCGGAGTGCGGCGATGCCGTCAGTTTCGGACCTATGGAAGACGAACCCGCGGTTCTTCGACGGGAAGTCGATACAGCAAGTCTTGGCGATCTGCGGTGACGGGCATCTTCGTGAAGGGAACGAGACAAGCCTGGATTTCCGCGGATTCCTCAGTATGTTGCCCTCCCCGCGATTGGTTGCTTACGCAGCCGAATGCCTCGCAGCCGCATTCAAGGATGGCGGCTTGGTCCTACAGGATATTGTCAACGAGCTTGGGGTCCGACTGGGCTTTCAGGTAGTCCGAGGCAGGTACAGGGGAACCCGCAACGAGGTCGGCTTCGATGGGCTTTGGACCGGCCGAGACGGTTTTCAGCTTGTTGTCGAAGTGAAGACCACGGATGCCTTCAGGATAAACCTGGATGCAGTCGCAGCCTATCGAAGCAGCCTGATTGCGGATCGGAAGATTGAAGAGGACAGGTCGTCCCTGCTCATAGTGGTTGGACGGGAAGACACCGGTGATCTCGAGGCACAGGTCCGCGGGTCGAGGTATGCTTGGGATACGCGGCTCATCAGTGTGGATTCGCTCTGTAACCTAGTGTCCGTCAGAGAGAAGCTCGATGACGTCGCAACCAGTACGATGATCAGTGAGATTCTTAAGCCAAGGGAGTACACTCGCCTTGATCCGATCATAGAACTGGTGTTCGCGACTTCTGCTGATGCAGAGGATGCCGAAGCACCTTTTGAGCCGTCTACCATGGCCGAAGCTGACGAGAGGGATCCCGGTGATGGAATTGATGTTGCCGCGCTTCGCAATTCGGCTATCGGAGCGATCTCCAGGGAACTCGGCGTTGTCCTGGCGCGCCAATCGCGGTCGGCCTACCAAACGGCCGATCACAAGCTGTCAGTGATATGCTTGCCATCCAAGCGGTACACCCGTGGCCGGGGCAACTGGTACTGGTTCACCTTTCGAGAGAGCCAGCGGACCTTTCTGGATGCATCGCCAGGCGGCTTCGTGTGCTTCGTCTGCGGGCAGCCCGATCAAGTCCTCCTGATACCCAAGGAGAGATTCATACCCCTTCTTGATGAGATGCGAAGCACGAGAGGTCGTTACCAAGCCGAAATCGACTGGGCAACCGAGAGTGTTCTCCTTGACAGCCCCCGTCGCGACCTCACCGAGTTCGTTTTGGCCTGAATTGGGGCACATCACAGGTCGATTCCTGCCGTCCCTTCTCTCGCGATGTCCATATGTGTAACAATCGGCAATTCAAGAGTGGAATTGCCTTGGCTCACGTCGCTCCACGATTAGATTGAAGCTCAGACAACTAGGACGCGCGGCGCACCGGCTGATCCCCGGGGCGAAGCCATAGAACGAAAGGCCGTGTGGGGCCACACACCCGCACGGCCTTTTTCTATTGGCCCGCGCGGCCGGTTGTCAGGAAGCGGGATGGAGCAGATGGCAGCTCGGCGGGCTCATGCCCCGCAGGTCGCCGGTTCGAATCCGGCTCCCGCGAGTCGAGGTACACGATGGCGGAAGACTTGAAGGACACGATCAAGCAGAACGCCGAAGGGCCGGAGTCGGCCAGCGCGGATGGTGTTCAGGTCAAGCAGCACAACCTCCGCGACCAGATCGAGGCCGACAAGTACCTGGCCGGCAAGGACGCCGTCAGCACCAACCCGGCCAAGGGCATCACGCGGGTGAAGATCATCCCGCCCGGGAGCGTGTGAGGATGCGGTGGCCCTGGTCCAGGAAGCGGAAGGTGTCTCTGCCCGGTACGCTGGTGCTGCGGGCGAAGTTCGATTCCGCCCAGACCACGCCGGACAACCGCCGGCACTGGGCCAACGCCGATCATCTCAGCGCTGACGCCGCGGCCAACGCCTCGGTGCGCCGCACACTCCGCAACCGCGCCCGCTACGAGGTGGCCAACAACTCCTATGCTCGCGGCATCGTCCTGACGCTCGCCAACGATGTCGTCGGCACCGGTCCGCGCCTGCAGATGCTCACCGCCGACGGAGAGGTCAACCAGACCGTCGAGCGGGAGTTCATCGCGTGGGCGAGGGCCGTGGACCTGCCCGGCAAGCTCCGCACGATGCGCCAGGCCCGGGCCCATGACGGCGAGGCGTTCGGCGTGCTGTTCTCCAACGGGGAGCTCGACGCATCCGTGAGTCTGGACCTGCGCCTGATCGAGGCCGACCAGGTCACCACGCCGGACCTGCTGGTAGTCAAGAAGACGGCCGTGGACGGCATCGTCCTGGACGAGTCCGGCAGCCCGCGGGAGTACCACATCCTCAAGGAGCACCCGGGAAGCGGTACGCCTAGCTTTGCGGCCGAATACGAGCGCGTGCCCGCTGACAGCGTGATCCACTGGTTCCGCTCCGATCGTCCGGGCCAGCACCGAGGCCTGCCCGACATCCTCCCGGCCCTGCCTTTGTTCGCCCAGCTCCGCCGTTACACGCTGGCGGTGATCGCCGCGGCCGAGTCCGCCGCCAACATCGCCATCTTCATGAAGACCAACGCCCCGGCCGGCGGCGAGGCCGCCGAGGTCGAGCCGATGGCCACGATGGAGTTCGAGCCCAACATGGCCGTCTTCGGCCCGGAGGGCTGGGAGCCGTCGCAGATCCGGGCCGAGCAGCCTGCCACTGGATACGGCGAGTTCAAGCGCGAGATCCTCAACGAGATCGCCCGCTGCCTCAACATGCCGTACAACATCGCGGCCTGCAACAGCTCGGGCTACAACTACGCCTCGGGGCGCCTGGACCATCAGACCTACTTCAAGAGCATGCGCGTCGAGCAGTCGCACATCGAGACGGTCGTGCTCGACCGCATCCTGACCGCCTGGCTGGCGGAGGCCGTGAAGGTCCTGGGTTTGCGGGGCATCGACAGCTTCCCGCATCAGTGGTTCTGGGATGGCCACGAGCACGTCGACCCGCTCAAGGAAGCCAACGCCCAGGCGACCCGCCTGGCCAGCCACACCACCACGCTCGCGCATGAATACGCACGTCAGGGCAAGGACTGGGAGACGGAGTTGCGCCAGCGTGCGAAGGAAGCTGCCCTGATGAAGGAGCTCGGGTTAAGCGCGGCCGAGGCCGTCCCGCAAGCCCCGGAGCCTGACGAGCAGGACCGCGAAGACGAGGAGGAAGACCGTGCCGCTGCCTGAGCGAAGAGACAACGAGTCCCGCGAGCAGTTCGTCCAGCGATGCATGGGCGACGAGGTCATGACGCGCGAGTACCCGGACGCCGAGCAGCGCCGGGCGGTCTGCGAAAAGCAGGCGTCGGCCCGGGCCGCAGGCTGCCTCACGCTGGTCAGCGAGCCCGGTGCCCTGAGCATCGAGGCCGCCGCTGCCGACGGCGGGAGCGGCCCGCCGCGTCTGCCGCGCTTCACGATGGTCGCGTACACCGGCGGCCCCATGCGGATCGACGGCTGGCGGTACCCGGTCATCGTGGACCTGGCCGGTCTGGCCATCCCCTCGCAGAGCCGGCCCATCCGCTTCGGCCACGACATGGCCAGCGGGGTCGGCCACACCGACAGCATTCGGGTCACGGACGGGCGCCTGGTCGCCGCGGGGGTGGTCTCGCGCGACACGGCCGCCGCCAAGGAGATCGTGGCCTCGGCCCGCAACGGCTTCCCCTGGCAGGCCTCCATCGGCGCGTCGGTCGAGCAGTTTGAGTTCGTGCGGGAGACCCAGGCCGTGATCGTCAACGGCCGGGAGTTCAACGGGCCCGTGAACGTCGTCCGCAAGGCGACGCTGGGCGAGATTTCGTTTGTGGATCTGGGCGCCGACCTGAACACCTCTGCGCGTGTGGCAGCGACGGCCAAGGAGAGAGCAACTATGGACGGTAAGGACACCATCAAGACGGATCAGGGCACGGCGAAGCGGCAGGCCGAGGCCGTTGAGGGCACCCCTCGACGTAGCTCGGGGCAAGCGGACGCGCCGAAGGTCAAGGCGCAGGCGTCGGAGGGCAAGGAGGCCCCCGCGCCTGCGATTCAGGCCGCTGCCGCTATGGGCGCCGCGGCAGAGGCGGGGATCACCCTCGACCCCGTGGCCGACATGCGCGCCAAGGCCGCCGCCGAGCAGGAGCGGATCGCTGCAGTCCGGAAGGTCTGCGGTGAGGACCACGCCGAGATCTGCGCCAAGGCCATCAAGGAGAACTGGGACGTCACGCGCACGGAGCTGGAGATCCTCCGCGCCGACAGGCCCAAGGCCCCCGCCGCTCACGTGCCCGACAACACGATGACCGGCACGGTCCTGGAGGCGGCCTGCATGCTGACCGGCAAGCTCGGCGAGCCCGAGAAGGTCTTCGACGACAAGACCCTCGACGCCGCCGACAAGCGCTTCCGGGGCGGCATCGGCCTTCAGGAGCTTCTCCTGGAGGCGGCCTGGGCCAACGGCTACACAGGCCGCAACTTCCGTGACAGCCGGTCGGTGCTGCGCTTCGCGTTCCGTCCCGACGTCCAGGCGGCCTTCAGCACGATCGACATCGGCGGGATCCTGTCCAACGTCGCCAACAAGTTCCTCTTGGAGGGCTTCTTCTCTGTCGAGCGGACGTGGCGGAACATCTGCGCCGTCCGCAACGTCTCGGACTTCAAGACCGTCACCTCCTACCGGCTGATCGGCAAGGATCAGTATGAGCAGGTGGCGCCCGGCGGGGAGCTCAAGCACGGGACGCTCGGTGAGGAGAGCTACACCAACAAGGCCGACACCTACGGCCTGCTGCTCTCGATCGACCGGCGGGACATCATCAACGACGACCTGGGGGCCATCACCACAGTGCCCCGCAAGCTGGGTCGAGGCTCGGGCCTGAAGATCAACGACGTGTTCTGGACGATCTTCATGGACAACTCCACGTTCTTCAAGACCGCCAACGCCAACTACCTGACCGGCACGGACACCGTCCTGGGCATCGACGGGCTGACCAAGGCGGAGATCGCCTTCCTGGAGCAGACCGATTCCGACGGCAAGCCGATCGGCATCATGCCGGCCATCATCCTGGTGCCGACGGCGCTGTCTGCCATCGGGACCATGCTCTACAAGTCCCTGGAGATCCGCGACACGACCGCCAGCACCAAGTACCCCGTCGCCAACCCGCACCAGGGCAAGTTCCGCACGGAGGTCAGCCGGTACCTGGCCAACAGCAACTACACGGGCTACTCGGCGAAGGCGTGGTACCTGCTGGCCGACCCGAACGACCTGCCGGTGATCGAGGTGGCGTTCCTCAGGGGGCAGGAGTCGCCCACCATCGAGACGGCCGAGGCGGACTTCAACGTCCTGGGCGTGCAGATGCGCGGCTACCACGATTTTGGGACCGCTCTGCAGGATCCCAAGGGCGGCGTGATGAGCAAGGGCGAGGCCTGATCCAAGGCAGCACTACAGACCCACAACGGCCCCGCGCGGCGGGGCGATGAGGAGAGTCAATCATGCAGGCAACGTTCATTCAACTGGGCGACAGCATCGACTATACCCCGGGCGCCGATGTCGCCGCGGGCGCGGTGGTCGTCCAGGGCACACTCGTCGGTGTAGCTCGCACGCCCATGACGGCCAACCTCCTGGGGACCCTGGCCGTCCGGGGCGTCTTCGACGTAGCCAAGGCGGCCGTGGCGTTCACGGCGGGGGCCGCGGTCTACTGGGACGACGACGGGGACCCCGTGGGCGGGACGGCGGGTACCGGCGCGGCCACCACGACCCGCACGAGCAACACCTTCATGGGCTTCGCTCTGGCTGCCGCCTCCGAGACGGCCACGACCGTCCGGACCGCGCTGCGATCCGTGGAAGCCACGGCCGCGGAGGTCCTGGGTCTTGCTGACCTGTCCGACGTGGGCGCCCTGGCCTACACCGCGGGCCGCATCCTCGTCGCGGACGGGGACTCCTATGAGGACCAGGCCGTCAGCGGGGACGCGACCCTGAGCGGTGCGGGCGTGGCGACGTTGAATGACGCCCACGCCGAGCAGGTGATCCGCATCCCGGTGGAGAACCTGGCGGCTGGCGCCGACATCGCGGCCCGTCCGGTCTTCGTGCACCCCCGGGCCTGCACGCTGGTGTCGGCGGGCATCCTCACCGAGGGCGCCCCGGCCGGGGTGGACGACAGCAACACGGCGGTGGTCGCCCTGAAGGACGACGCGGGCAACACGATCGTCACCAAGACCTACGACACCGGCACCCAGCCGCCCAGCAGCGACTACGAGGATCTGGGCGCCCTGGATGGGACGCACAAGGTCCTGACCGCCGCCGAGCACGTCACGCTGGACGTGACGCAGGGCGCGACGGCGGACCTGCCGGCGCTGTCGCTGGTCCTTCGGTTCATTCCGACCAACGCGTGATGACCGATGGCCACCGACCTGCTGAAGACCGGCTCGGACTGGCTGCAAGGCCAGCGCAAGGCGCACATGGCCGGCGCGGTGACGTACGTCCGCGGGGCCGACTCCGTGGACCTGCAGGCCACGGTCGGCAGGACGGTCTTCGAGGTGGACACGGGCGACGGCGTGGTCGAGCGGTGGGAGGCACGGGACTACCTGATCGCCGCGGCGGACCTGGTTCTGGGCGGTGAAGCTGCAACGCCTCAGGTCGGTGACCAGATTCGAGAGACACAGGGCGAAAAGGTGTACGTGTACGAGGTCCTCGCTCCTGGCGCCGAGCCGTGCTGGCGATACAGCGACCCATGGCGGGCGACGCTGCGTGTGCACACGAAGTTGGTCGATACGGAGGCGGCGTGATGACGGACGACCGTAAGGACCTGAGCGACCACGACCTGCTGATCCGCATCGACGAGCGGGTGGAGAAGCTGGACCGGTGCATGAGCAACCACCTGAAGCACCACTGGGCGATCACGCTGGCGGCGATCATGGCGCTGCTCGCCGCGGCGGGAACGCTCCTTGTCAAGATGCTGGTGGGCTGAGGAGAGAAGATGCCGGCGACGACCGTGGACATCGCAGAGGCCGTCAAGGAAGCGCTGAACGGCGGCAGCTTCAGCCAGGCCTTTTCGGCCGTGCGGGCCTATCGCCCGGAGTACGACCTGGAAGGCCTCAAGGACCTCCGCGTGACGGTCGTCCCCAAGGCGCTGGAGGTCGCTCCCGTCAGCCGCGGCTCGGCGAACCACAACATCGACGTGGACGTGGCCGTCCAGAAGCGGACGGGCATGGGTACCTCGGCCATCGATGCCTTGATGGTGCTGGTCGAGGAGATCGCGGACTTCTTCCGGCAGAAGCGGTTGCCGGATCATGAGACGGCGGTGTGGATCGGCGCGACGAACGAGCCGGTCTACTCCCCGGAGCATCTACGGGAGCACGGCGTGTTCACCAGCGTCCTGACGCTGAGCTTCCGTGTGGTGAGGTAAACGATGCCCCAGCCTGCCAACAGCGTACGCAAGTGGATTCACAACGCCTCTCTCGTCGTGGACGAGGAGACCGGGGCGATCTACTTCAAGCTTCTGGGCGAGATCGTTGCCGACATTGTCCAGGTGGACATGCAGGCCCTTGTGGGCGACCCGGCCAAGTCACTCAAGGACGTGCACGAGGCCGTCGCGGCACTGCGTGCGTCGGCGACGCTGGACACGCTCAAGGCGTCCATCGACGCGCTGCTGTCCGCCCGCGACCTGAAGATCAACGCCGACTGGCGGCTGGCCGTGACGACCACCAGCGGCAAGATCGCCACCCGGGGCGGTGCGGCCCTGAATGCCAACACCAGGCAGCTCATGTTCATCCCGCACGGCGGGCAGACGGAGTACGCCCACTTCAACCTGGCCGGGACGGCGCTGACGACCGGCCCGCAGATACCGATGGGTGTCGCCATACCGATCACCAAGGCGGTCGGCGAC